GATAGGCAGGATGGTCAGGTCCCACTCGGCCAGTTCGCCGGTTTTGTTGTCGGCAATGCGATAGGCCCGGACCTGCTCCGGCGTCAGGTCGGTGGCCACGTGGACCGGCACCTTTTCCAGGCCGAGTTTTTTCGCAGCCTTCCACCGGGTGTGGCCGGCGATGATCACGCCGTCGGCATCGACCACGATGGCCGAGCGGAACCCGAACGCCTTCAGGCTGTCCGCCACCGCATCTACCGCCTGGTCGTTCAGCCGGGGATTCCGGTCGTAAGGCCTAATCTCGTCGATGCTCCGCAGTACCACCTCAAACGTCTGGGTCACCATGCCTGAATCTCCTTGTTTACTGGGCCAAAACATCATTTTCAGAAAAAGCGGACAGGCGCAACAAACTGTGTCTTGTATCTCGGCTCCTTCCCGTGGCCTCTTCGGGCGTGCGGGCGGGGAAGTACCTATGAATTACGCCCCACGTTCGCCCACGTGGCGGCGTGACACGCCGGGCGGCCACGGGTACGACTGACGGCGCGGGGTGCGAACGTGGGCCAACGTGGGCGCGGGGTCGGGCGACGTTGACGACGCTTTGAACCGTTCCATTCTCGAACTCCTTTTCCGAAAGATTCCCGGTGTCGATCCCCTACGTCCTTGGGGTGTGTACGGGGGGCGTTTCAGACGCCCCCGTACACCCCCCGTAGGGGGGTGGTGTGCGCAGTTCCGGCTCCAGTTCCGCTTTGAATCATCGTAAGTCCTTGTGCCACAAGCTGTTGCGCTGACCACCGTCGCGGAACTGGGACACGTTTTGAGACGCGGAACCAGTTCCGAAAGTGGCGAGAGGTCAGTTCCGAAAAGTGCGACAAGTTCCATCTCCGTAAGTCACTGATTGACTGACACTTACGACTGCGGCGTGTCCGCTCCAGTTCCGCCCAGTTCCGGAACCAGTTCCGAGCCAGTTCCGGAACTGGATATCGCCAGTTCCGCAGAAGGCATGTCGATACCTTGGCGGATTTGCCGCACGTAACGTTCGCTGACTCCGACCTCGACGGCGACCTGCTGAAGGTCGGCGTCGGGTTGGTGCGCCAACAGCGCCGCCGTCCAGAGGCCCTTGTCGCCGGCAGCGCCGGGGCGAGCTTTGACATAGCGCATTTGCGCGCCGGTCCGAATCTTTGCCACGCGACCGCGCTCGATGGCCAGGTCGAGCATTTCGTCGGCTCGCCGTTCAGAGAGGCTGAGCTGCCGTCCGGCTTCGTAGCGCACCGACCGCTGCGAGCATGGGTCGTTGAACGCGACACACCGCTCGATGAAGGTCTCCAGCGGGACGTCGTTGGCCTTGGCCGGTTTGGGTTTGGCCGCGCCCAACAAGGCCGAAGTGTCAACCTGGTCCACGGGAATGAATAGCGGCCACTGCCAGCGCAAGGCCAGCGGCGTGACGGGCGGCCAACTGCGTACGGCAGACTCCAGGACGATGAGGCCTTCCTCTTCGTGCGACCGCAGCACGAGGTGCGTGTCGGCCGCCCGCGACTGGCTGCCAGCACCGGCGCCGACGTCGGTCACGGCTTTGCCCGCCTGGTTGCCCTTGCTGGCGTGGTGAATCAGGACGAACGCGCAGCCCAGACGGGCGGCATAGAAGTCGATCAGGTTGTAGAGGCCGGCGATGGCGCCGTTGTCGTTTTCGTCGGTGTCGCGCGGCAACGTGCGATAGAAAGCGTCGATGATGATGAGCTTGTAGCGGCCCGGCTCGATGGTGGCGAAGAGCTGTCCGAGGGCGTACAGGTCGCGCAGCTGGCCGCGCAGGCTCACCAGGTCGATATTGTCGCTGTAGAGAGCGTGGGCGACTTTCATGGCGTCGCTGATGACGCGGTAGCGGTAGGCGCTGGTGTTGGTGTGCAGTTCGTTATCGATGTGCAGCACCCGGCCCTGCTCGACACGGAAGCCGAGCCAGTCGAGGCCCGAGGCGATGGCGATGGCCAGGGCCGTGACGAGCCAGGACTTGCCGACCTTGGGCGGGGCGATGACGTTCATGGTCTCGCCTTCACGCAGCAGCCCGCGAATCACCGGCGGATTGAGGGGGGCGTTGGCGTCGATGAGACCGCGGAGCCCGCGGATCAGCGGCAGTGGTTCGCCGGAGGCGAGCTTGTTCGCCGCACAGGCGCCGTTCCCGACGGACAACGACCCGGCCTGGCGAACAATAGCTGAGATGTCCGCGTCGGTGGCGGGGTCCGTCGCACAATCGCCGCCATAACCGGAGATGCGCAGAGACCGGGCGGCCTGTTCGTAATTGCCGCCATGTTCGAGGATCGCGTAGACCGCGAACGGCGAATAGCCCTGGTTCGGTTTGAACGGGTCGGCATTGCTGGAGAAAACATAGAAAACCTGGCCGTTGAACGTGGCCGAGTTGCCGCCGGTCTTGCCGGGCCGGCGCCAGTATTCGTTTTCTCCGCTCTTGGTGCGCTGCCAACCGTGCTTTTCCAAGAAAGGCCGCACGTCCCCGCGCTTGCTGAAATCGTCGCCCGGCCGGAGCGCCCCCGTCGGCCCAGTTTCGCGGCACGTTGGCCCACGCTGGGCGCTGTCCGCCGTGGTCGGCACATTGGGCGAGGTGTTCGACGGGGCGGACGGACCGTCAACCACCGGCGGCACGTATTCGTTAAGATCCCACGCACACTGGAGAAGAATGTCTCTCTCTTCCGCCGTCAGGAAAGGCAGGTTGCACAGGTCGCCCTGGATCACCTCATAGCCCGGCGTCGGGGCGCACAAATAAAGACCGCCCTCGCCGCGGGTTTCTATCAGGGTGACGACCTTGCCGTCTTCGCCGCGCCGCTGGGCCAGCTTCATGCTGCCGCCGACCTCGACGGCGGAGAGGTAAGGAACGTGACGACCGTCATTCTGCGTTTTGCAGAGCGTGAGTCGCTCCAGGAGGCCCGGCTTGGCCACGCGGACCTTGGCGCACCAGGGGTCAAACAGCGCGGCGAGCTGGTCGAAATCGATCATCTCGTGGTGGCCGGAGATTGCACCCGTCAGGATGCAAAGCGCCGTCTGCTCGTTGGCGAACCAAGCATCGACCTCGGCCTCGGTCGGCAACCGCTTCTGGAACTGTTTCCAGGGCACGGTCGGGCGCTTCTGGTCGCGTCGTGCCGGCAACACGCACAGCCCGGCCTCGAGATATTGTCGCGCTGCGTTTTTCATTTACGTACCCTGGCCAGAGGCCGGTGCCATATCTAAGATTTCCACCGCGTGACACGTCGGGAAGCAGAGTGACCGTTTATGCCAGACTGCCCCTTGCTCGTTGTCCACGCAGCGCCTGCGCGTGGATGTGCTGCAAAAATGCAGCGAATCGCCGTTGTCCATTTGCCCCCACTCCGATTCTGCCACGTGCGTATAGGCGATCATGCGTTTTGCCTCCTTCGTCACGGTCCGGTCCAGATCGTCGCTCCCCCCGAAAGAGGAGCGGCAATGCGGGCCCGCCTATCTCGGCGACTGATCGCCCGTCGGAATCGGCGGGTTGGTTCTCAAACGGTTGGCCTCCAGGATCGGCAGTCCGGCCTCGGTCGGGATGTAGATGACCTGGTGCTCCTTGCTGTTCTCCAGGTTCTGAATCCAGAGATAGCGCAGATAGGCTTCGTTACCTTTCAGGCTGTCGCCGATGATCTTGTTGGCCTTGGCGGCACCCTCGGCGCGGAGCACGTCGGCGTCCGCCAGCAACTTCGCCGACTCCATCTTGGCCTTGGCCTCGGCGACGGCCACTTCCTTGCCGGCCTGGGCGTGGGCCAAAAGCGACTCGCCCGCGAGCCGCTGCTCGTAGACGCCGTACTGCGGCAAGCCCCACATGCCCAACAGGATGACGGCAGCAACAACCAGCACGATCCCCGCGATGACACCTACAAACAGCCCATCTCCTTTAGCAGCCATAGGCAACTCCCCTTTCTTGCCACCTTGGGTGGCGTTGGTTAAAAAGGAATCAGATCGTCGTCAGCAGGCACATACTCCGGTTCGGCCGAGCGCACGGGCTGCGGACCGAGGCGATAGTTGACGATTCGGTCGTATTTCTCGCCGGACACATGCCTCACGGTCACCGCCAGCGTGGGGGCCAGACCGCCGGCCTGGGCCACGCCAACCGCCTCTTCGGCCGACTCCGGCGCCGGCTCGCCGGAGCGCTCGCGCCACCAGGCTTCGGCCTTGCCACAGGCGTAACCGGTATGCTCGAAACAGACCCACTCGCTGACGAACTCGTTCAGGTTGAAGTAATAGTCCACCCGCATGGTGCGCGGATGGGTTTCGTCCGTGCCGCGTTTCTGGTGGACGCGATAGGTAACGTCGAGCACCTCGCGCTCGGTCGTTGTGACCTGGCCCGACAGGATGCCCTCGGTCGTAGCCTGCTTATCGTGTTTCTCCCGCTCCGGCGGTGGAAACTCATGGCCGCACTCGGGGCAGACGGCGTAGGCGGCGTGAATCAGCGCATGGCAGTCTGGGCACTCCTTGGCCGGGGCGTCGCCCGCGCCACCTTCGCGGTCCTTGAGACGCAGGGCATCGACCGGGCCGTGACGCAGAACGTTGCCGCCGAAGTCCAGGACGAGGCAGTCGGTCTTGCCGGGGTGAAGACGAAAACCGCGACCGACCATCTGATAATAAAGGCCCGGAGAATTCGTCGGGCGCAGCAGCGCCACACAGTCGATGTTCGGGGCGTCGAAACCGGTCGTGAGCACGTTGACGTTGACCAGGTATTTCAGATCGCCAGCGCAAAAACGCTTCAGCGTTTCGGCCCGGTCAAAGGGCAGCGTGTCACCGCAGACAAACCCGCACTCGCGGCTCATGCCTCGCAGCACGCGCTGCACGTGCTGGGCGTGCTGCACGCCGGCGGCGAAGATCAGCGTCGAATGGCGGCCGGCCGTCTGGTCCACGATCTCGCGGCAGGCCGAGTAGACCAGCTTGTCGTCGTCCATCAGGGCTTCCACTTCGCCGGCGACGAACTCGCCGCCGCGCAGGTGCAAGCCGGACGTGTCTGCCTTCAGGCTCCCGGCTTTGCTCCGCAGCGGACAGAGAAAGCCCTGGACGATCAGCTCACGGACGCCCACTTCGTAGCAGACCTCATTCAGCAGATTCTCCGGCCCGCAGATCATTCCGGTGCTCATGCGGTACGGCGTGGCCGTGAGACCGACGAGCCGCACGTGCGGGTTGAGCGCCCGGGCCTCGGCCAGGAACGTCCGGTACATGCCGTCGCCGTCGGCCGGGATCATGTGGGCCTCATCCACCAGAATCAGGTCGAAGCGGTCGAGTTCCGCAGCGCGACGGTAGACTGACTGAATGCCGGCGACGATGATTGGGTGGTCACGGTCCCGGCTCTTTAGGCCCGCCGAGTAGACGCCGATCTGCATCCACAGGTCAGGCGCCAAGGCGTGCAACTTGTCCACGGCCTGCTCGAGGAGTTCCTTCACGTGCGCCAAAATCAGCACGCGGCCATTCCATTTTTCGACGGTGTCACGGCAGATGGTGGCCATTACCGGCGTCTTGCCCCCGGCCGTCGGGATGACGACGCACGGGTGGTCATCCCGACGGCGCAGATGGTCATAAACTGCGGCCACGGCCTCTTGCTGATAGGGCCGCAAGGTGATTGCCGGCGACTCCGTCATGCCGACACCTCCGCGCCGTCCGGCAGGATGCAGCGGTTGTCCATGATCGGAATGGTGTAGAGCGTATCGCTGCGCCGACCCAGGTAGCCGAGGATGAAGGCGTTGATCCACTCCACCGGCCGCCCCGTGCCGTAGAGCGGAATAGGATTACAGAGACACCCGGCCGAGCGGGCCTGGATCACCCGCCCCGGCGACCAGATGTTCTGAATGATGCTGGCGTCGGCCCGGTGCGTGTGACCGTGGATAACGCTCTTGCCCTGGCTGATCTGGAGGTGGTTTTTCGTGGCGTGCCGGGCATACGACCAGCCATGAACGGCAATGATCCGCGAGTTGATCGCATAATGCGGATACCGCCCGTCGACAGAGCCGTAACGAACGTAGGTGAACCTGGTACGCCCTTTGGCCAGTTGTATCCGCGGGGCGAGCATGGAGTAGGCTCCGCGCCCCTCGGCCGTCGCCGCCGCCCAGCGGTCGAGACGATACTCGTGGTTGCCCTCGACCAGCACCAGGCGCCCGCAGGCGGCCTGCAACCGGTCCAGCAGGGTGTTGGCCTCGCGCAGGTCTTCGTGGTAATCCGTCTCCGGCATGCCGTGGGTCGGCGGATGCACGGAGAACTGGCCGCAGTCCAGAAGGTCGCCGAGGCAGACGATCAGATCGGGCCGGATGCGCTCGGCCACCTGGCAGAGAATTTTTACTGACCGCCGGTTCTGGTGCGGCACGTGGGTGTCGCCGAAGGCCAGCATGGTTTTGCTGTGGGCTTTCGCCATTACTCGTCCCCCGCGACCATCGCCGCCGTCCGCGCGTAGCCCGCGATGTCCACCAGATTGTCCCTTTTGTGCCGGTGGCTCTGGCGGGCCAGCTTTACGGCGATCATGCACAGGGGCACGTCCGCCGCTGTGACCTCGGCGTCCTCCCGGAGCTTGCCGGCCAGGATGCCGGTCCACATCAACGCGGTGCGGGCAAAGTCGTCGCTGGGATGGCCATAGTCGGCGTGCCGCGCCCCGTCGGTGATGCGTATGGCCTCAGCCAACACCGACTCGGGGGCCGCTTCCGCCACGGTCTCTTCCGGCAATTCCCTGACGAGCCGGAGCTGATGCAGATTGACGGACGGGACGGGCGGATTCTCGAGCGACTGGAACGTTTCGGCGTCGAGCACCGGCATCCCGATCTCGCGGGCCATCAGGTACTCCAGTTTCGCCCCGCGCGAGTTTTCCCATCCGGGCAGCATGACGACGGCCTGGCACTGCGCCAGCAGGATCATGTCGGCACGGATGTAGCTCCCCCGGGGCAGATCCGTACGGCCGCCGAAGCTCTCGGCCGGGTTGATCGCCTCCGCACCGGCCTGCCGCAGCCGCGCTGCGACCGCGTGAAACGCGGGGAAGTTGAATTCCGGCTGGCCCGTCATCGGGCCGGCGATGTAGACTTTCAGTCTGATCATCATTCAGTTGTTCTCCCAAGGTCCCCCGCACAGCGGACAGCGGTGCAGAGGGAAGTCCATGATTTCGATTTCCAGTTTTCCGTTTTCCGTTCGCTCGCACCGTCGCGTGATAAGCAGGTCGATCTGGCTGTCGTCGAGATAGACGCCCGCATGTTCCAAGGCGTCGAGCACCGGCTTCTGGAGGTTGTCGAGGTCGCGCCTTCGCCGGTCGGGCGGCAAGGCGTCCATTGCCAGGGCGATCCGCCCGCCCGCCGGCGGTTTCCGCGGCCCACCCCCGGCCAGGAGGGCGCAAACGTTCGCCCGGAACGTCCGCCCCTCCTGGCTGATCACCGTCCGCCCGCGGTAATTGCGCCAATAGTGATTCATGGTCGGGGGCCAAGGCAAAGTGATCATGGGCAATGCACTCCGGCGAGGGGCCACGGATTGCGGGTGCCGTTGCGCCCACGCCCATCGTTAAAGTAAGGCGGCACGTAAGTATTCTGGAAGTAGCCGCAACGCGCGAGCTTCCCCAGTACTTTCCACCGACACTTCCGGCAGAACCGGTACGTCTGGTCCTTCAGCGCCGTACCGCAGCGCTCACAGTTGACAGTCATCGCCGCTCCTTTTCTCCATCAGGGTCCGTCGGACAAGGTCTCGTGGGCCAGCGGTCAGGCACACGCCTTCTGCCGCCGGTAGCCCCAGATGGATTTCAGTTCCTTGCACGCCGCCGCGCGGCTCGGAAACAGCGCCCGCAGCGCCTTGTCCCGCGTCCAGGCCCGGTCGTCCGAGATAGGCAGGACGCTTCGCCAGTAGCCCAGGTACTCGTCGCGGATGCCGTAGTACCTTCGGCTTCGTCTCCTGAGGCTCACAGCGAACTCGACGATCCGCTCGTCGGGATTCATCGCCTCGTCACGTTTTTGTGGTACCACTTCGCCTCCTTTTGGCCTACGCATGTCCTGAAAGCCGGTCGCCGAACAGGCGGCGACGGTCGTCCATGTGGAATGGGACGGCCGGGTGCAAAGGGTCGTCGACATTCGCGGCCCGCCGCTCGGCGGCCTCTCTTGCCCTCAGCACCGACTTCGGGCACTTGTGGTTCGATGTCAGTCGTCGTCCGCAGACGACACATACAGCATCATGCCCCAGTGGATGGTCTCCCATCATCAGCCTCCTTTCCTCTATCGCTTCCACGGCGGCGTGTTGTCCGTCGGCGCGGTCTGCTGGGGCTTGCCGATGGCCGTTTCTTTCTTCGCGTAGCCTTTGACCTCGTTGGCCAGGTCGCCGTTGTCCTTACGCTTCTTCAACTTCACGGTGATCACAAGCGGGACGTTGTGCAACTCGACCGTGTCGTGCAGCTCCATGACGCCGACGGCCCGGCAGAGGGCCGAGAGGCTGCTTTGGGCGATCTTCACGGTCTGGACGTTCGGATGGTTCAGGCACAGCCGGTCCCAGACCTTGCGGTCCTTGAACTTGCCCTCGAGGATGGTGAGCTCGATGTTGAGGTAGCTGCCCGTGCCTTCCTTGGTGGGCTTCATTTCGGTGCCGGTGACGGCCGCCAGGTACTTGCCCGCCGGCAGCGGGTCAAAGGTGCTGCGGGGTTCCACTTCGCGAGCGTTGAAATTGAGATTAGCCATTGCATCCTTCCTTTCACGGTTTGAGGTAGCCTGCTTCGCTGCGCCTGGTCGGGCCTGGCAGCGCCAGATACTAAGGTCACGCCGACGACGTATTTGAGGGTGACGACATGGCCGCCATGACTGCCGACCACGACAGGGATAACTCCGGCGGCAGGCTGTAACGGTTCTTCGCCAGGACGACGTTCGTGGCCTCGGTCCGCAGCAGACGCCGCTCGCCGTCACGGCAGGCGTACATCACGCAGTCGGCCCATTCGATGAACGGCGGGGCGAGCCATTGCGGCAGGTCCGGCGAAGCCAGACGCTGGTCGAAGCCCTCGGGCGTCGTCATCTTCGTGTTCACCGCGTGGGCCAGGAGGATGACAGCCACGCCCTGGTCGGCCACGGCGTTGAGCATCGGCAGCAGTTCGCGGTAGACGATGTTCTGCACGACCTCGCGGGCCTTGAAGTAGCCGCCGTGAGCCGTGCCCAGCGTGTTGGTCACGTCGTTGGGCGACTTGCCGTCGAGGTCCACAACCACGTGCTCGACGATGCGCTGGACCATCCAGTCGATGGTGTCGACGGCCAGGGCCTCGACGCCCTCAGGCATGGCCGACGCCAACTCGATTAGCCACTTCCGCATCTCCGGCCAGCTCTGGAGATATGGGGTGCGCTTCAACCCCGGCACGGCCCCGGCACCGTTCTCGCAGTCGAGCAGAACCGCGCCCGCCGACGCCGCGAACGAGGTCTTGCCGATGCCGGGCTGGCCGTAGACGATCATCTTGGGCGGGGCCGGCGTCGTGGTTTTGATCAGCGTGTTCAT